GGCGAACCCGTGCTTTTCCCGAACAATTTCCCCGGTCTACTTCACAGCTTCGACAATCTGGGTTACTCCGTTGTTCGGAATATAGCACAGCAGACAATCTTTGCATTTCTGACCAGTACAATTTTGCTTTACGGCGCTTTTCTTACTGACATTGTTAAACGTGCGGTTGAAGAATTCAGGAACGTCACGCATAACAGCGTCAATTTTGGGGTTGCTATAGATCAAGATCAGGTTGCTGGGCTTTTCGTTCTTACTGTAAAACTTACGGATAAGATCTTTTCTTTTTGTCCATAGGGCAAAAGAACAATGGGGATTGTGCAACGTGATGTTATGCAAATTCTCCAAATGCGTTAGGTTGATCAGCTCCCCATGAGCCGAGAAACGAAAAAAGGCGTCTAGAATTGTCGGCAATAGATGACTCGGAATAATGCCTAATGATAAAGCGTCACTATTACGTTGCCAGGCTGGAGCGCAATTCTTGCGCATGCCTTGCAGCATATCCATACTGTAACACTTCGTGCAAATGATGTTCTCTTTCTTGCTATTATACATCTTCTGACAAAATGGGTTTGTTAGTGTGTTTGTACTAATGGCTTTGAAGCCTTCAAGCTTGCCGGTCATGTTTGAAATTGTAAGCATTGTATGCCCTCCTTCTGGTTTATGATTATATATAAGCAACTATTGCAAACACTGTCAACAATAAAAACACAAAAAAACAAAAAAGATTTACGAGCTGAATCCGGGGCCAATTACGAACAATTGTACTGTTCAGCTCCGGGGCAAAAAAAACAGCAGCACAGGAACCAGAACCCGTGCTGCTGCGACCGAGCCAAAGCCCGATTCAGAAATTGTTCGTGTTATTTGGCCCGAGTCGCTGCGACTCCCGTTACCATTGTCAAAGCGAAGATCATAACGATGCCCGCGTGAACGAAGAATGATCCCGTTACTGCTGGGTCTGGCTCCATAGCCGATGCAAAGCAAAGCCCGATGAACCCGATCCCGATTAATGTGTTACCGATCTTACGCATTATAAACCTCCATCAGTGTCTTTTACATTGTCAAACAAAACGTAAATCTGGTTGGCTTTCTCATCACCGATAAACACCTCTGTGAAATCAATCTGTGGGTCTGTTTCTTTTACCAAATCCCAAAGGGCATCAAAAAATGCTGCCTTATCCATTTTCTTCTCCCCTCGTAACATTAACCAACTGCCATGCCAACTCGTGCAACATAGCTTCTTGGTTGTCTCCTTCGTCTACACCAATCCCCTCCATCACACAGTTAATAGAGTCTACAACTGCCTGCACCTTCTGATCTGCTGTGGGTACGGCGACTACTCCGTTGCCAATATAGATGCCAGTCTTCCAATCAGGCTTTACTTGTGGTGTTTTCATTTTGGCCTCCTCTGTTAAGCACACCTATATATAAGCAACTATTGCGAGCAGTGTCAACAAGAAAAAAGAAAAAAAATAAAAAAAAAGATTCAGGCTGCTGAAGGTCTTTTTTCCGAGCTGCGGGCCGGGGAAGAGAACGAACAATTGTTTGTGTTTAGGCCCGGGGACGAGAAAGCCCCCGGCGAATGGAGGAACACCGGGGGCAGACCAAGGGATGACTCAATAATGTCCCGATTCAGGCCAGGGAGTCAACCCCGAACCCGAACAATTGTACTGGTGAATCGACTGGGAGGTTGCTGCTGCAACTGGGAACAAACCCGTTGCTATTGGAAACAACTCTGTTGCAACTTGGCAGTGGCCCCGAACCCGAACAATTATACGGTTCCCGAGGCCCGATCCCGAGCAGGCCCCGTTTGTCATCGGAGAAGAGCGCCCGCAAACCCGCAGAAACCCTAGCCCGAGGCCCCGAAAAGGCCCGATTCAGGCCCCGAACCCGAACAAATCTACGCCTACAAGGCCCCGAGCAGGCCCCGAACATCGCTTGCTCCCCCCGCACGGGGTGTGTGGTACTATTTTACCGTATCCTGCTTATCTTGAACTATATCTTGTGCCTCATGTTCGATAACGTCTACATCTGGTGTTACGTTTACCATGCGGGACTCAGCTAAACGCTTGAATTCCGCCAGTTTGTCAGCGATCTGATCTTTTGTTTGCGCTGTAATATCCTCCTTGACAACGTGCTGCTTGTTAATAAGTAGTCCTGCTGCCTTCAAACGTAGCTCTTCAGCACGAATAGCCTCACTAAATCGCCCGTTCTCCCACGCTTGATCCCGAAGCTTTTTTAGATCCCGAATAGATTTGTCGATTGTTACCCCATATTTGGCCTGTGTCTCTAGACGCATCTCTTGCAGGCGTTCTGCTACCACTGGGCTTTTTAACAGTCGTACAGCGGACACCGAGGCGTTCTTGTAGCCTGCCTGCCGCGCTGCTTCTGTCTGTGTCATGTCCTTGTGCAAGTAATTGTTCAAGAACTCTTGCTGTATTGGCTTGAGCCTTTTGTATCCCGCAAGACGCATTTCTTTTGGCAAATCTTCTCCGACCTTTGGCATATTCAATCCTCTCTGTTCGTTCCCACTAAATGGTAAACATTATCGTGGTGTTCGTCTGGGTAGTATATCACCCCTGACGCTGTTTCTTGAAGCCCTGCAAATTCTAGCATAAGTGAAATGATTTTATTTTCGTGTTGCTGATCCAAAGCATCATCGTAATCGCCTGGCCTACGCACCTCATCAATATCTTCCCACTGCACATACATAGAACACGGAAAGCAGATAGGGTTGCCGTTCAACTCAATCAGATTTTCTGCATCATGAAGCTTGCTGCATATCGAGCAAGAACTCAGTCCATCTTGTTGCATGTTGCGCGTCTTTCTAACTTTCGTATATGGGGTAGGTTACACTACCTACCCATATATATATATATGTAACCATAGGAAACTTTGTAACCACAGGCCTTTTCAATGACTTACAACCAACTTTTAACTTACCTACAGAAGAAATAGGGGCAGGTAAGTAAACCGATTTCGTTAATATATTCAGTAACTTATTACTTACCTACGTTTTACTTACCTATAGGTAACTAGGTAAGTAGGTAAGTAAAAGTTAACCGAATCCCGGTTAATGTGGTATTTATTTACCACACGGAACCATGACTACAATACCTGCTTTCGGGTGCTTATTTTGCAACGCAGTATAGACTTCGTTCTTGCGTCTATTTGCGCTGTACTTGCATTGATCATACGTTTGATAGGAACCCTGTGCCTTATCGACAAAGCACGGATTAACTGGCTCGCCCCCGCCATTAAACATGACGCAAGCAGCAACAATAAACTCATACATCCCACTTTGACCTTTTCACACTAGCTTTCCTACGCAACTGATCTTCTAGGCTAGCAGCCCAAGACCTTTTTAGGCGATTTTTAACCGCCTGTTGTGCTGGTGTTATAATATCTGTTCTAAAATGAACCCTATGTGGCGCAGCGTTAACTTCTGGCACACGCAACACCGCAATAATATCTTCTCTTGACGGAACTCCCATTATACCCTCCTTGCTTCAATGCGAACAATTTCACTGGTTCCTGGCCTCATATGAAGATCCACGTTCCAGTGGCACTTCACATCTGCTGTAGTAAGCCGAACAATTTCGCTCCCGTCCACCTCTACAACCCGTTTCTGCTGGTCAACAACATAGTTATACCGCTCGCTGCACTGGCAACCAAGCGATACATTCATCAACGCATCGACCTTTTCCTTGATCCGATCAAGCGCAACGTCCTCGTCCATCAGGAACCGCAACTCTTTTAGACCCCAATACATTCTATTTTGCTCAGACATTTTTAACTCCTTCGCCCCAATCTTTGCGGCTATCCTCTTCTTTGTAGCCTTTAGTGTAAGACACAATTTCATCGGGTGTCATGTCTTTTAACTCGACCCTTTCCCCATTGTATGTGCCATTTGGGTACCAATGCGGATCATAAGAGCGACCATAGTATCTGTCTGCCGCTCCGCGATCCATCGGACTACCGTGCTTGCTCATGCGGCGACCTCCCACTTATTATGTTTGATTAAATTATCTCTTGCCAGAATAACCCGCAAGTTTTCAGCAACGTGAAGCCCACAAATATTTTTTCCTTGCAGCGGAACAATATGGTCAACATGGTGCGCCAGTCCGGTTAATTTACTCATACAATCACGCTCTCTATATTTTGTTGTGATCATAGATAAATCTGCCCATGATGGCGTTGCATTTCTTAGCACTTTGTTGCGTTTAATCGCATATTCTGTGAAATAATTTGGGTTTTCCTTATTCCATTTCTTTTTGTATTCCCTGCCTAATTCAGTATATCGCTTCCGGTTATTAGCCTTGTGCATCTTTTTATACCGTACAACTTTAGGATCAGCATTCTTTAGCCTCAAACATTCCATACACATACCGTTAACAGTTTGTCTTGGAGCAACATGGCCGCGCTTACAAGGGATGCCGTGAAAATAGGTTTTTTCACCAGCAAGCATCGCCGCTTTACGCGCCGCCTCTCTTTTAGGCTGGTCATGTTTAGGATTGCCCCTAACCGTTAGCTTGCTATTGTCTCTTACGATTTTTTGATATTTTTTAGACTGTTCGTTAGCACATACAGCGCAGCAATGGTTTGCCACCCTACGTTCAGCAATATGTCCATTCTTGCAAGGCAAGCCGGTAAAATACCGGCTCAACCCTTGCGCAATAGCATCCTCTCTCGTAATTACTTGCATTACACAAACGTCCTTTCCCACACTTGCTTTTGGTGCGCTTTCCAGCCGTAACTATCCATAGCACGGCGCATAATGCGCTCCGCTGTTTCAGTCCATACAAGAGCCTTTTGTCTAGCCCAAATCCACGCATACAACTCTCTTTCAAGCACTGTATTATCGTTTTTTTGTTTATCGCCAAGAATATGCCCCAACTCATGCAGCGCACTAACATAGTACCCTGTGTTTTTCGTTGGCCTGATACAGATCAATCGACTAGCTGGTTGAGCATAGTAACGCGGAACCTCGTCATGCATAGACTGGTACGTTACCGTGATGCCATTCTCAGCACATAACTGCTGCACATGAAGCGCCATATCAATACGTTTAACACTTTCAGAACTGTGGCTCATAAACCGCTCCATCCATGTAAGACTTGTTTAAAGACCGCAGCCGCTGCGACAATGCTGTAGCATCGCGGCCTTCCCACTGTGCGCTTTGGATCTCAGTCTGCAACTTCATGATTTCAGATAAGATCGGAACCAAACGCTCGTCACTTGCGGCATCTGGATACGCTGGATCAATTAACTCAAACATCGTTGTTACCTCGTTTTGTTTGTTAAGTTACATATACTCAAGCAATGATTGCAATCATTGTCAAGCAGTTTTTTCAGTCATGTGGTTTTGGGCATCAAGAGCAGCCCCCCACAGATAGGTTTCATCAAGATCGAAATCTTTATAGCCCCTCATGATCGTGTCAAAGTAGCCTTTGGCTGGCGGCGCAATGTCGGTATTATTCATGCGATACGTCAAAAGACCATTGATAAATACCCTGCGGTACAAGCCGTTCTTTACGCCCTCGTAACGATCTAAAGCTTTCAAGCAATCGTCTGTCACATCCCAGATGCCAACTGGCAACATCGCGCCATCTTCTGGCTCAATGTCGGCAACGTGACGGAATACTAGCTTCCAATTCGGGAAGTAAGCCGCACCTAACGGCTCTGCATTCGGGCATCGGTGTTGCATCTGCAACACATCAAGATTTGATCCATAAGAAAAATACAACATTTTAGTCTCCCTTCGTCTTATCGACAATTTCTGCCTTATAAAGATCAGCAACCCTAGCGGCCTCTTTGTCTGCCGCTTTTCTATTGACCTTGAATGCCTTTCCATGAGCAACGCCACTTCCATTGCGCTCCCATGCAACTAAATCCACATTGAACATTCCTCGTTCAATACTTTTTGTAATGCGTACCTCGTACATTAAAACTCTCCTTCTCTTAATACTTTACCAATTAACTCATCGGCAAAATCTTCCATGTCATCTTGTGACATGCCTTTAGCCTTGCAATAGGCATAAACTGCTGCCCACGCTTTACTTACACCAGAAACAACCTCATCCATGCAATCAGCTTCTGGCTGAAATTCCTGCATATGATTGTCATTTGGTGCATCCCAGTATTCGGCAAGG